TGGATGGAACGACAGAGGCTGATCACCCCATCATCGTCACTCTGAGACAAAACCGCAGGTCAGAGGCTTGCGAGCATGCATAACCGCAGGTCAGAGGGGTGGGGGGTGACCCCCTGGCGGTAGGGGTCCCCGAACGCGGGGGAGGGCTCTCGGGTTTCCGCCCGGTTCAAAGACCTTGATCCACTTCCACAAACTCACCCAACGTGACCCAATTCGGGAGGTGATCACCCATGGCCCGTGGAGGAGCTCGCGCCCGGTCCGGCCCCGCGCCGACGTCGACCGAGCGAAGCCACAAGGCGAAGGCCAACGCAGAGGGCTGGACCACGCTCCCTGCTGAGGGTCGCGACGGCCCCGAGCCGGCGTTCCCCCTGGTCTCCCCCAATGAGCGGGAGATGGACCTCTGGGCCCGTCTCTGGGAGTCACCCCAGGCGGTCATGTGGGATCAGCTTCACCTGGAGTTCGAAGTGGCCTCCTACGTGCGCTTGCTCGCGCGCGCGGAGACGCCCCGCTCCAGTGCCATCATCTGGGGTCAGGTCAAGATGGTCGCGGAGTCCCTTGGGCTCAGCGCCAACGGCATGGCCCGCAACCGCTGGACCGTTGCCAGCATCGAGCCTGACGCCGATGACGACGCGCCCCGGGCCGCTGTCTCGGCAGTAGCGGACCTGTCCGCCCGCCTGAAGGCGGTCAGCGGTGAGTGATGCGAAGGTCCTGGTCGTCACCCTGGCCTGGATCGAGCACCACGCCGTGATCCCTGACGGCTTCAGCCAGGGCCAGCGGTTCACGATGCTGCCCTGGCAACTGAAGGTCGCCAGCAACATGTACAGCGTCAAGGCTGGCGCGGAGCTGGGCCAGAAGTCCACGGCCTTCGTGTACCGCCGCGCCCAGGTGATCATGCCCCAGAAGTCGGGCAAGGGCCCGTTCGCGGCAGCGGTCGTTCTGGCGGAAGCCGCCGGCCCGACTGTCTTCAGTGGCTTCGCCCAGGGTGGCGAGCGTTACCGCTGTCGCGACTACGGGTGCGCCTGCGGCTGGGAGTTCGTTTACGACCAGGGCGACCCGATGGGCGTCCCCCAGCCGACCCCCCTTATCCAGCTCCTGGCCACGTCTGAGGATCAGGTTGCCAACGTCTATCGGCCGCTCGTTGCCATGATCAAGCACGGTCACCTGTCCGCCTTCATGAAGCCCCTGGAAGGCATGGTCCGCGTGGGCGAAGAGGGCCGCATCGACGTGGTCACTTCGTCGGCTCAGTCGCGTCTCGGTAACCCGATCACGTTCGCTATCCAGGACGAGACCGGCACGTACACGGCCACTAACAAGATGATCAAAGTGGCGGAGACGATGCGCCGCGGCCTGGCCGGCATGTCCGGCCGGTCCATGGAGACCACGAACGCCTACGACCCGTCGGAGTACAGCACCGCCCAGAAGACGCACGAAGGCAGTGCGGAGGACGTGTACAGGTACTTCCCGCAGGCCCTCCCCACGCTGTCCTACCGGAACAAGCAGGAACGGCGCCGGATCCATAAGGCCGTTTACGCGGACTGCCCGCACATCGACCTGGACGCGATCGAAGCGGAAGCCGCGGAGCTACTGGAGTCTGACCCCGGTCAGGCTGAACGCTTCTTCGGAAACCGCATCATGGCCGGTCACGGCTCCTGGCTGGAGGCGGCTCACTGGCTGTCCCGCGCGACCCCGGACCGGGAGATACCGAAGCCGTCGACCTACAAGCTCATGAAGGCGCCGATCGTGCTGGGCTTCGATGGTTCGGACTCCGATGACTGGACCGGCATACGCGCGGAGACCCTGGACGGCTTTCAGTTCACGCCGACCTACGGCCCTAGCGATCGGCCCACGGTCTGGGATCCGGCGGAGTGGGGCGGCCAGGTTCCCCGCCTGGAGGTTGACGCGGCGGTGGATCAGCTCTTCCGCACGTATGACGTGAAGCTCATGTACTGCGACCCGCCGTACTGGGAGACCGAAGTCGACAAGTGGGCGGAGCGCTACGGGGACCGCAAGGTGATCCGCTGGCTGACTCGCCGGCCAGTCCAGATGCACGCCGCCGCTGAGCGCATGAAGACGGACTGCCTGAAGCGGGACTCCACGTTCACGCATGACGGGTGCTCGATCACTGAGCGGCACGTCTTCAACGCGCGCATGGCGGCCCGGCCTTCGGATCGGTATGTCCTGGCGAAGCCGGAGCACAAACGAAAGATCGACCTTGCCGTTGTCAGCGTGCTCGCGCATGAGGCGGCGTCCGACGCAATCGCGGCTGGCCTCCTGAAGCGGAAGCCGCTGTACATGTCTGCCTGACCCCCGAAGGAGGGACCAGTGGCAACACCTGAGCAAGCGCTGGCGCTGGTCCAGAGGCTCGAAGATGAGCTTCTGTCTCGTCGCCCGATGATCGAGCGGAACTCCAGGTACTACCGGGGCGACCATCCGCTGACGTTCGCGTCTGAGCAGTTCCAGAAGTTCCACGGGGACCGGTACAAGGGCTTCGCGGACAACTGGACGCAGGTGGTATCTGACGCCCCTGTGGAGCGGCTGACCGTTAACGGCATCAAGCCGTCTGGGATGACGGAGGCTGACAAGGATCTGTGGCGCGTCTGGCAGGTGAACGGCCTGGATACGGACTCGCAGTTGGGGTTCCTGGGTGCGATCAACTCGGGCCGCTCCTTCGTCCTGGTCTGGGGTGACCCTGATGACCCGGACACGCCGGAGGTGACCTTCGAGGATGCCTCGCAGTGCATCGTGGCGTATGTGCCTGGCTCGCGCCGGAAGCGCAGGGCCGCACTGAAGCGCTGGGATGACGGCCCCATCTCCTTCGCAACGCTGTACCTGGCGGACGAGGTTTGGAAGTTCGAGCGTCCGATCCTGGGCGTCAGCTCGAAGTCTGCCCAGGAACAGGCCATCGACGAAGAGTTGAACCGGTGGGATCTCCGGGACATGGGGGGCGAGCCGAACCCCCAGCCGAACCCCATGGGCGTGGTGCCGATGGTGGAGCTGCCGAACCGGCCGACGCTGACCGAGGATCCGATCAGTGACATCACGGGCGTGGTGTCGATGCAGGACGCGGTCAATCTCCTGTGGGCCCAGTTGTTCACGGCCGCGGATTACGCCTCCTTCCCCCAGCGCATCGTCCTGGGTGCGGAGGTCCCGGAGATCCCGATCCTGGACGAGTCCGGCAAGATCGTCGGCTCCCGTCCGGTGGACCTGGAGCGCTTCGCGGTCGACCGCGTCATGTTCTTCACCGGCGATGACGTCAAGGTGACTGAGTGGACCGCCGCCAACCTGGAGGCGTACACGGGGGTCATGGAGGTCGCCGTGGGCCACATTGCCGCGCAGACCCGTACGCCTGCCCACTACCTCATTGGCAAGATGGCCAACCTCTCCGGAGATGCCCTCCTGGCCGCTGAGACTGGTCTGGTCAAGCGCGTTGACGAGAAGCAACTATGGTTCGGCCTGGCCATCCGGGAGATGTTCCGGTTGATCGCGCTGGCCATGGGCCGGGACGGCCAGGCCGCGGACATCGCTGCGGGACAGGTCCTTTGGGCCGACGCGGAGTCTCGCTCGCACGCCCAACTCGCTGACGCCCTGACGAAGCTGAAGGACATCGGCTTCCCCTTTGAGTTCCTGGCCCTCCGGTACGGCCTCACGCCGACGGAGGTAGCCGACCTTCTGACCATGAAGGAGCGGGAGCTGGAGCTGGACCCGCTGGGGGCCGCAACGGCTCTGATGGCCCGCTCGCCAGGCGCCCCGACTGAGGCGGCTGACGACGTCCCGACGGCCGCCTGATGGCCTCTGAGCTGGCCCAGGCCCATCAGATTCAACGGGAGCGGCTGGCAGCGTCCACGGCACGCCTGGCGGTTCGCCTCTGGCAGGACATCGACGTTCACAATCTGTCGGCGGACTGGGAGAAGCGCGTTCATCGCGTGGCCGCCCTGGTCGCTGCCGGGCAACTCCAGGCCGCCCGCCAGGCGGACCCGTACCTGGCCCAGCTCCTGGAAGACGTGGAAACGCAGGGCCGGTTGGTCCCGGAGGCGCTGGCAGGCATCGGGTCTGACGGCCGGTCGCTGGTTGACCTCTTCATGTCCCCCGTGTGGGCGGCCCTGTCCGCGCTTCAGAAGGGTGCCTCCTTGGTCTCCGCCCTGGCGTCAGGCTCTGCCCTTCTGGACCTTCTGGCCCGGACGATGGTTGCTGACGCTGGCCGGGCCGCGGATCTGGTGGCGATGGCCGCCCGTCCTGGCATCACGTCATACGTGCGCGTGGTCGAGTTGCCCGCGTGCGCGCGGTGCCTGATCCTCGCTGGCCAGGAGTACAGCCTCTCCGAAGGCTTCGAGCGTCATCCGCGCTGTGACTGCACGACTGAGCCGGTGACGAAGAACTACCGCCCGACGCCGGCCGATCCGAAGTCCGTTTACGACGCCATGTCCGACGCCCAGAAGCGCAAGGCTTTTGGGGAGAAGGCCGTGGAGGCCATCGAAGCGGGCGCCGACATTGCCCAGGTCGTGAACGCCCGCCGTGGCATGACGACCGCGACGCGCTACGGCAAGGCGGTCAAGGCGACCACTGAAGGTCAGACGAAGCGGGGCCACACCCGCAAGCGGCGCCGCAATGGCGCTATCCGTCTGATGCCTGAAGAGATCATGCGCATTGCCGGCGACGACCGCGAAAAGGCCCTCCGCCTTCTGACGCGGAACGGCTACCTCATCTGACCTTCGCGCAACGCGAAGTCCCTTAACCCCGCAACGGAGTTGACGATGCCTGACGCCCCGAACACTGACCCCAGCACTGACCCGAAGGACGCCGACACTGGCGCCCCGGATGTCGACCCTAACGCCGCAGCGGCCGGTACCGACGCTGACGACGCTGGCGACGGCACGGGTACGGACGCTGGCACGGACGCCCTGGGCGACGCCGGTAAGAAGGCCCTGGACTCCATGAAGGCCCGCTGGAAGACGGAGCGGGATGCACGCCGGAAGCTGGAAGAGGAGATGGAGGCCCTGAAGGCCCCCGCGGCTTCCGGCACCACTGACCAGGCTGCCGCCGCTGAAATCAAGCGGCAGGCCACCCGCGACGCGAACGCGAAGGCGAACGCTCGCATCCTCAAGTCTGAGATCAAGGCTGCTGCCGCTGGCAAGCTGGCCGACCCGTCGGACGCCCTGGCGTACCTGGACCCGAAGTCGTTCGAAGTGGACGACAACGGGGACGTGGACGCGGAGGAGCTGGCCGACGCGATCGACGACCTTCTGACTCGGAAGCCGTACCTAGCCGCAAAGGCCGTGTCCCGCTTCCAGGGCACCGGAGACGGTGGAGCCGCGCGCAAGGCGTCGGGCCCGTCCCAGTTGACCCGTAAGGACCTGGACGGCATGTCCCCCGAAGCGATCGTGAAGGCGAAGCGCGAGGGACGTCTGAAGTCCATCCTTTCCGGCGGCTGACGCCGACCTACCTTCCCCTCCCGCCGGATCCCCGGCACCCCTCCTGAAAGGACGCCACCATGGCGACCACTTCGTTCATTCCTCAGGTCTGGAACGCTCAGCTCCTGACCGACTTCCGCGAGCAGTCCATCGCCGTAGCCCTCGCGAACCGTGAGTACGAAGGCAACGCGACTTCCGGCAACACCGTGAAGATCAACACGGCGTCGGCCATCGCGGTGAAGAACTACAAGACGGGTGTCTCCGGCCCGCGCACGACCGCCCCGGACGCCGTCGCGACCACGTCTGAAGACCTCCTGATTGACCAGGAGAAGAACTTCGACTTCTACGTGGACGACATCGACCGCGCCCAGGCGGCTGGCTCGATGGACACCTTCACCCGGTCGGCTGGTGAGGGCCTGGCGGAGGACGCCGACAAGTTCCTTTTGGGCCTGGCCGTCGCTGGCGCCGGTACCGCGCTCCCGTCCGCGAACCTGACCCCGGCCACCGCGCTGAACGTCATCCGCGACATGCGGAAGGCCATGAACAAGGCCAAGGTTCCGCAGTCCCAGCGCGTCCTCATCATCAACGCGGAGTTCGAAGCGATCCTCCTGGACGCGGACGCGAAGCTCATGAACGTGGACCAGTCGGGCGCGTCGGAGACCCTCCGGAACGCGACCCTGGGCCGGTACCTGAACTTCACCATCGTCTCTTCGGAGAACCTCCCGACCGTGAGCGCGCCCCAGGCCGTGGGTCTCTACACCCCGACCCTGGCGTACGTCTCCCAGGTGGAGAAGACGGAGGCCATGCGCGCCACGGACAAGTTTTCGGACCGCCTCCGCGGCCTCCACGTCTACGGCGGCAAGGTCCTCCGGGGCGGCAAGGGCATCGTCACCTTCACCGACGTCACGCCGTAATGGCGGACGTGATCGGCCCGAACGGGGCCAGGGCGTACATCCCTGACGACGTGGCCGCCTGCCTGGTGGGCGACGGGTCGGGAGAGTACCGATACGCACCCGAGCCGGAGCCGGAGGCTGACAAGCCGAAGGCTCCCGTCAAGCGCACGACTACCCGGCGGAAGACAACCGCCTAGGAGGTGACGTCCCATGGCCCTTGCTCCTCTTGCATCGGTCGCTGACCTGGAGGCCCGGGGCGTCACCATCGACCCCTCCGAAGTCGCCACCGTGAACGTCTTCCTGGATGTGGCGTCCACGCTCGTGCGTGAGGCGGCCGGCTCCCCCATCTCTGAGACGACTTCCACGGTTGTCCTGGAGGGGGAGCGTGTCTCCCGCCTGCGTCTGCCTGGCCCTCCGATCCGGTCCGTGTCTGCGGTCCTGGTCGACGGCCAGGCGGTCACGGGCTGGAAGCTGGCTTCAGGTGCCCTGTACGGGGCGGCTGGCTGGCGGCCTGGCCCGGACCCGTCGGACGTGGAGGTGACATACGTTCACGGTCTCCCCACTGTCCCCGCTGACATCGTCGACCTGGTGTGCCGTCTGGCCGGCCAGGAGCTGTCAGCGTTCCGTTCCGGTGAGGGCGTCTCGCGTGCTGTCCAGTCGGAGCGGATCGGCGACTACCAGGTGACCTACGCCGACACGGAGTCGGGGACGATGATCCTTACGGCCTTCCAGCGTGAACGCCTGGCGGCCCGCTTCGGCGGTGGCGTCGGAACGGCGCGTGTCCGGTGAGCCGTGTCTCTCGCCTCCTGAACGCCCGCGCGGACGTCTGGCGCTACACGCGCACACCTGACGGCATGGGCGGCTGGGAAGAGACCTGGGCCCAGGTCGGCACGGTCCGGGCACGCTTCTCCCAGCCGTCCGCGACTGAGCGCACGCTGGCCGACCAGTCCGGCGCCACGCTGTCACACGTCGTGTACCTGGCCGCTGACGCTGACGTCCGGCGGGGCGATGAACTCCGCCAGCCTGGCCGGGCCTTCCGGGTCCTGGCCGTCTTCGAACCTTCCGAGCCTGGCACGTATCTGCGCGCGAACGCGGAGGTACGGCAGGCGTCCCAGTAAGGAGGTGGCCACATGGCCGCCCTTTCAGCTCAGTCGGTGCCCGTCGCTGGCGCCGTTCCGTCCTTCGCTTCCGCCGCCGCTGGTGGCGACACTGCCCCGGTTGGCAGTGACCTGGTTCTCTGCGTCCGCAATGGCGGTGCGTCTGCCGTGACTGTCACGGTGGCAACGCCCGGCCAGGTGGGCGGCCTGGACATCGCGGACTCCGCCGTGTCTGTCGCCGCTGGCGCGTCGTCCTTCGTACCGCTGACGGCCGTCTACCGCGACCCCATCTCCAACCGTGCGTCCGTGACGTACAGCGCCGTGACCTCCGTGACGGTGGCGGTCCTCCAGCTCCCGTAAGGAGGCCCCCGTGGCCGACGTCGAAATCTCCGGCCTTCGCAGGGCCCTGGAGCGCGTGGCAACTCTGCCGGAGCGCATCCGGCTCGGGCGTGAAGAGGTCCTGGAGGAGTGGGTGGACGAGACGCTGGCCGCCGTCCGCAACCGGGCCCCAGTGAACACGGGTGACCTGGCTGGCTCGATCGAAGAGAAGGTCTTCCGCGACGCCGCGTATGTCGGCGTGTACGACGCGGACGTCCTGGAGTACGCGGAGTACGTGGAGAAGGGCACGTCTTCCATGACGGAACAGCCCTACCTCGTACCGGCCTTCGAGTGGACGACGAACCGGGAGAACATCGCCCGCAAGCTCCGCGCCGCGATCCTGCGCCGGGTAGGCGAGTGATGGCTACCGCCCTGCGTCCGCTCCAGACGGCCATCTTCGGGAAGCTGAGCGCGTCCGCGGACCTGACGTCTCGCGCCGGCGTATATGACGAAGTCCCCGAGCCTGCCCCCTTCCCGTTCGTCTCCCTGGGCTCCATCACGGAGACGCCTTCCGACGCGCACGACCGCCAGGGCCTGAACGTCCTGGTGACGATTCACGTCTGGTCGAAGGCTCCTGGCATGGGTCAGGCGTACGACATCTTCGCCGCCCTGGACGCCGCCCTGGACCGCGTGCCGCTGACCGTTCCTGGCTTCACGGACGTGTCCATCCGGAATGAGCAACACCAAGCCCTGAAGGACCCGGACCCCTCGATCCGGCACATCAACGCCCAGTACCGGGTCTGGCTGACCCGCTCGACATAGGAGGTACCGGCATGGCCGGACTTGACGCCTTCGGTATCGCTCTTCAGCGGTCCGACATGGCAACCCCCACCGCCAGCTTCACCGCGATCGGCAACGTGACCAGCGTGTCCGGCCCGGAGATCGAGCGGGAGACCTA